AGGAAAACCTGCAGTAATCCCAATATTATATTTTCCAACTGTTTGAAATTCATTAGGTACTGTAATTTGAGCCCAAATATCAGGTTGTTGAGTCATTTGACCTTGTATAATATGAGGTTGTAAGAATCCCCATTCTTCTTGATGATGTTCAATAAATCCCCAAGGTGTATTTCCCCAACGTTGTGGTAATATTTTAACATCGTACTTATCAAGATTAATTAACGCTTTAACTAAATCACGTGAGCGTGCTCCATAGCCAGCATAGCAATCTATGGGGCATGATATAACGAAAGTATTTTTCATTTATTTTTTATTTAATATAATAATTATTTTTTGTATTTCCAAATAAAACCTGCAGCAGTTTTTGATCTACCTTTTAAAGCTGATTTTATATCTCCTCCTATTTGTTTTTGAGCTTCTGATATACTAGACCATTCTTTAATAAAGTTCTCATGTTTATCAAATTGGAGTATAGTTTTATTAAGTCCCCTATCCCAAGTGATTTCTCGACCTTTTAATGCTTTACTTCTATTAATACTTTTAACTTTAGTAGTCCCATTTTTAATTCTAGTATCCCATATTTTTTGCCCTATCTTAGATTTTTCTTCTTGGGTTTTATCTTCCCAAATCCCTAACATAACTTTACTCTTTTTTAAACAAGTTTCAATTGAATGTTTTTTACCTGCTAAAAATTGAGAATATTCAGTTTTAAGTCTTTCATAAACTCTAGAACCTATAACATAATGATTTTCTTTAATTCTTTGTTTACCAATAGACATTAAAAACAAAGCATGTTTTAGTTTGTTTTCTTTAGGATGAATCTCACAAAGTAACATATGACATAAGAAATGTTCTCTTGCTGTTAATTCTACTAGGTTTTCTTTATCATTACTTCCTCCTAGACATTTAGGGATAATATGATGTTTTTCAGTATAGCCTTCTAAGGTTCTACTTTGAGCCCTTTCTATTAATTGGTTGTAAATTCTTGTATATTCCATTAGGCACGTATTTATGATAATAAATATATGTGCCCAACGGAAAACTCAATATTATTTACTAATATATAAGAGGATGAACTAATTCTAAGGGCTCCAAATCTTCTATCATAAAGAATTCAAATGATTTTTTAGGTGTAAATTTTTCTAAAGTTAAATCAATATCTTTGATCACATTATTACACATCATACGAGCAGACATTCCTGATTCATCTGAAGTTACCCATTCTCTAGCGGCTTTACCATTCTCTTCTCTTTCTTCAGGAGATAATTCATAAGCTTGTTGAATAGCATTAGCTAAATCTCTAAAATCTAATCTATCATCCCAAATATAAGGAGTTGTAGGTGAACCCACTAATGACATATTATTTGGGAATACTGGTATAGCCCATTTACCATGTTTTTTATAAGTACCGAAATGATTTGAAGGGAATTCAGGTGTAAAATCAATCCATTTACCATCTTCATCTTCAAATCTCATTTGATCTTGCATACCACCTGTTACATTAGCAATAACCATTCTACCTGCCATCATAGCTTCAGTTAACGCTAATCCCCATCCTTCATTTGAAGAAGGTAATACAGTCACATCAGCAATATTGTATAGATTATTTAGTTCAGCTGTATCAATTCTTTGATCTGAAAAGAATATATTTGATTTTGGGCCAAATAATAATGTTTTAACTGCATCTAAATCTGTACCATTTCCATCTACAACTTGTGTATGTAATACTAAAGCAATTTTATCTGCTTTTTCTTTAGGTAATGAATCTAAAAACATTTTGTGAGCAGCCATTAAATCACTAACACATTTTCTTCTAATGTTTCTTGAATTAAAAAACACTACAAAATCAAATTCTTTATCACCAAATAATTTTTTCTTAGTATTTTGTAATTGTGATTTATCTTCTATAGGGAAAAATTGTTTTTCATTAATTCCATGAGGTACATAAGAGATAAGTTTACCATCTGCTCTTTTACCTAAAACCATTTCATTGATGTTTTTAGTTTGTTTAGATATTGCTAACAATGTATCACATGACTCATAAAAAGCTCTATTGTATAGAGGAGCAGGCAAGTCATCCCAAATGTTTAAATAAATCATTGGAATTTGCTTTCTTATTTCATTCTCAATAGCAAATAACCAATCATAATATCTTGGATCTGTAAAAAACATTAAACCATCAGGTTTTTCATTTTTCAACATATATCTTATTAAATCAGCATTACCATATCCATTATTTGGGTAAATAACTACATCTGTATCTGTAAGTTCAGTTTCAGTATTAGTGGCTTGAGATAAATCTAATCTCTGTCCATGTTCAGGATGATTAATAGCAGCTCCTATTATTACCCAATTGTAGTGGTGGGCAGTCCCTAAAACTATTTCTCGAGCCATTGTAGCAATACCCGAGTGCATTCTAATGTCATCACAAATAAATAATATTTTTTTCCTTTGCTCTTTAGGTAGATAACCTTCTTTCATAAACTAATTTGTTATTTTTCTAATTCTAGATTCATATGATTGTGAACTAATTTTTGGAACTCAGGGTCCGTTAAATACAGATGCATACATCTGTCTGCTAATTTTTGTAGAGAGAATTTGGTTTTAATTGTCTCTATTTTAAATGCTTCAAAGATATCTTTATCTACCTTCACACTTGTTAATTGTTGATTTGTACTCATGTTTTTAATGATTATTAGTTAATGTTATATATAAATATACTAATATCTAATAAAATGCAAAGGATTTTTTAACTTCTTCATTCTTATCACATAAATCTGAGTTGTTAGAGTAAGGACAAAAATGACAGTTATGTTTGCTTGGTACCTTTTCTAGTAGGGTTGGATTATAAGACCCTTCATCTGTAAACACTTGAGTCAAAAAACTCTCTAATAATTGTGTTGACTTATTTATCTTTACTTTACCAGCTGCTGGTTTGAATTCTTGAATTCTTTTTTGAGGAAAATCCCCACCTTCATATACTTTTCTTCTAGTAATAAAATATTCTACTTCAATGTTATCAATTGGAAAATTATATTGTTCTGCAAAGAATTTTTTGTAAAGAATTAATTGAGACATTTTAATGTCATCTTTCTTTTCTTTATCACCCCAACCTCTAGTTGAAGTTTTTATATCAAGAATTTTGATTGTATTAGTTGGCTCATGATAGAATACTACATCTATAAACCCATTAAATAAAACATTGTTTAGTTTTTTGATTGGATTTAAAACAATAGGTACTTCACAACCTACTAAGTACCACCCACGTTTTGAAAAATAATTTCCTTTTTTCTTTTTAATATAATCTAAAATTTGAAGACCATCATCACAAAATTCGGCTAATTCTGCAGGGTTTGAAAAGTGGATGTTTTTATTTTTAGTATAAAAATTCTTGTACTCTTCTCTCAATGCAGTTTTAAATTCAGTTTCAATATCTAATCTATCAGCCGCTGCTCCACTTTCATTGTAAAATACCGTTAGATAATGTTGAAGAGCACGATGTAAAGCCGTACCAAATACCGCATGTATACTAGGTTCAAAAACCTTATACCCATCTCTATACTTCAAACCCCAATGATGAGGACAAGTTGAAAATATACTTAATTGAGAATAAGATACAGATTTATGGTAAGCATAGTTTATCTCAGGTACAGTTATTTTTTGTAAGTCTTTTAATATTTTAGGGAGTTTTTTAACCAAGGTTTTTTCTGTTTTGGATTTCTCTATCTAAATAAAATAAAGCTTTTTCTAAATCCTGAATAATATTGTCTTTTTTACCTGCTCTGGAAATGTATTTGAGTGTGTTACCTAAATTAAAACCTACTCCCCATGCTTCGATTACTTTAATAGCCTCGTATGGATTATCTTTACCTCCATAATGTTGAGGGTGGATTACTTGGTTATTATCATCTTCATCCATTGTAACTATTACTTCTCTTGGATTCATTTCTTCAAATTTTTTTCTTGAGTCACTCATTTTAATAACTTTTTTATTTCTTTTTCTTCTTTACCTAACTGTTGTAAGATTGCAATTATATCCTGTTGAGTTAGTATGTTACAGTAATCTAAAACCTCTCTAGTACTTATTTGAAAGTATTCAGATAGCAAACTTAGTACTTCTTTTACGTACTGTTGTTTTGTTGGTTTTACATATTTGTTGAAGAATTTTTGTTTGGGTAAAGTTTTACAATAAAACTCATATAACCTTTGTTTTGGTAATTGGTGTTCTTGAATTTCAGCTACTAATTCGATATAATTAGGATTCATGGAGATAATTTTATTAATCATGAAATTGTTAAAGATCTCATGCTCCTCGTTCGAAAACGAGGACCATGGCTCTTTATCATAGGACATTTGTTTTACCCAATCAAAAATACTTGATATTTTAATTTTGGTCATCTTCTAAAATGAATTTGAATTCATCAGGTAAACCATCTTTTAAAACTTCACCTGTTTCTGGATCGTAGAATACTTGAATAGGTAATACATTATCTTCGTTAGTACCTGTAATAAATTTAGATACTTTTCTTAGTAAGTATCCTTGATGCCAAATTTTACCGCCAGCGGCAGTTAAAATTGGGGTTGTTTTGCTTAAATCTAAGCTCATTTGTGGTTGTTGTTGATCTTCCATCTTTTATTTAGTTGTTAATAATTTACTTATAGCTCCCATAAAACATATCTCTTTGTCTGGGGAGTTTATACTCTTATGTTGGTAATCTGCTATTACAAGAGTAGCAATTGATGAATCTGTAAATTCATCTGCTCGCTCAAATAACACTCTATATAACTCATTGTAATCTCTAATATTAGAATCCATTACTAACTGTCTTATAGTAGTAAAATTCTTAACATTTTTGGTTTTAAGTAATTCTATTACTTGATCTGATGTTTGTTTGAAATTAGTAATAGTTCTACTTTCTACTAATTCACCATTTTTAAGAGAAGATTGTAGTAAGTTTAAGGTTTTTCTAATATCGGGATAAGTTTGTTTAACAATTCTTACTATATCAGCTTTAGTATAAGTAATTTTTTCTAAATCTAGAATTTCAACACATTTAAATGCTACATCCTGCATTGATGGAGGAGTTAATTCAAATATTACTGTTCTAGATTGAATGGGATCAATTATACGTTCAATGTAATTGCAAGTAAAAACAAAACGAGTATTTAAACTGTATGTTTCAATTATATTACGAAGTGCTGCTTGAGCGTTTATTGTTAAGAAATCTGCTTCATCCATTATAACCACTTTTTGTGGTTTAAAACTAGCTGCTGAAGCAAATGATTTTACCTTATCTCTAATAGTATCAATACCATTTTCATCAGAACAATTAATGTATAATGAATCACAATCAATATTATTGATAATTAATTTGGCTGCAGTAGTTTTACCTGTTCCAGCTCCTCCTGTTAGTAATAAGTGAGGAATATCATTAGAATCAATCCATTGTTGTAATGATGATTTAAAATCTTCATTACCGATGTATCCTTCTAAGGTATCAGGACGATATTTCTCTGTAAATAAGGTGTGTTTTTTATTGAACATAACTTTTATAATATAAGACTCCCCTTTCGGGGAGCCTAATTTATTACATCATCCCTTGCATAGGATTGATTTCTTCTTTTTTATCTTCTTTTTTCTCGTAAATTACAGATTCGGTTGTTAGGATTGTACCTGCAACTGAAGCTGCATTTTCTAAAGCAATACGAGTTACTTTTTTAGGATCGATAATACCTGCTTTTTTAAAGTCCATTGTTGATAAGTCTTTATAGTTAAGACCATCCCAATTGCTTCCGTTTTCTGAATCTGTTAGTTTAGAACCTAAGTATTGAACTTCTACAATATCATGACCTGCATTAGTTAGAATTTTTTGGAATGGAGAAGCAACTGCTCTATAAACGATTTTCTTACCTAAAACAAAATCATGAGATCCTTCAAAAGTAATAGATTTTCTAGCATATAATAAAGCTGTTCCACCACCAATTACAATCCCTTCTTCTAAAGCGGCTTTTGTAGCAAATAAAGCATCTTCTACTCTATCTTTTTTCTCTTTGATTTCTAATTCACTATTACCACCTACATTAATAATAGCTACACCACCAATCATTTTACCTAAACGCTCTTGTAATTTTTCTTTTTCAAATGGTGAACCTGCGTCATCAATTTGTTTTTTAATTTCTTGAGCTCTGGTTTCAATTGCTTCTTCTGATCCTTTACCATCAACAATTGTTGTTTTATCTTTACCAATTGTAGCGGTACGAGAATTACCTAGACATTGTTTTAAGGTGTTAACATCAATTTTATCTAGTTTATGACCTTTATCTTTAGACAAAACTTGACCACCTGTAATAGTAGCTAAATCCTCTAAAGCCATTGTTCTACGATCTCCAAATTCAGGTGCTTTAACTGCTACTACATTTACAATACCTCTCATTTTATTAACGATAGACACGGCTAATGCTTCTCCATCAACGTCTTCTGCTACTACTAATAGTGCTCGTTTTTCAGTGTTGGCTAATGTTAAAGCTGGTACTAATTCGTTTACTGAAGTGATTCTACCATTGTATATTAAGATATAAGGATTATCTAATATAGCAGTCATAGTATTGTTATCGGTTACAAAATATGGTGATTTATAACCTCTATCAAATTGCATACCTTCAACAATTTCAAGTGAAGTTTCACCTGATTTTGATTCCTCGATAGCTACAATTCCATCTCTACCTACTTTTTCTAAAGCAGTAGCAATTAAATTACCAATTTCTTCATCATTGTTACCTGAAATAGTAGCAACTTCTTTGATTTGTTGGTTATCGGAAATGTCTTCTGTTAGATTATTAAGAGCTGTTTTAAGTTCTTCTACAGCTGCATCAATACCTTTTTTAATTTCAACTGCGTTTTGTCCTGCATTAACATGCTTTAAACCTTCTTCCAAGATAGCGTATGTTAATAAGGTACTTGTAGTTGTACCATCACCTACTTCATTAGCTGATTTAATTGATACTTTTTGTACTAATTCTGCTCCTGTTGATTCAATTGGATCTTCTAATTCTTTAAAGGCTTTAGCGACAGTTACACCATCTTTGGTTACTGTTAATTGACCATAATCTCCTTTAATTAATACTGTTCTACCTGCGGGTCCTAAGGTAGAGGATACACTATCATTAAGTTTTTTAACTCCTGATAGTAATTTTGATTTTAATTCTGTTCCGAATGCTGTTTCTGTCATGATTAGTCTTCTATAACTGATAAAATATCATTTTGGTTAGCGATTAAGTAATCTTCTCCTTCTAATTTAACTTTATGAACTCCCATTGGTGGTAATACAACTTTCATTCCTGTTTTTAAGTCCATAGGAGCAAATTCCCCTTTACTGTAATTATAAACTTGGGATACTGCTAATATTTCTCCCATAATTGGTTTTTCATTTCCCATATCAGGAATGATAATGTTACCCACCATCATTTCTGATTCTTCCATGGGTTTTAGAATAACATTGCCGTTTCTCGGCTTTAATTTACTCATAGTGTAATTGAATTGGTTAAATTGTTAAAATTAATTTCTACTGCTTTAGCATACTCTTTAATAGTATATTTAGAGGTATCTAAAGCTTGTTGTTTTGAAATAGAAAATAATGCTGAGGAGAGTTTAGTGAAATAACCATAAGGTTTTTCTGATTGAGTTGTTGGGTCAATTAGAACCACATTGTAACAACCTTCATCAATAATAATCTTATAGTCTCCTAAAGCAGGATCCTCAATCATTGATCTTTTCTTAATTGTGCCTTTTTGTCGGCCTTTAAAATTTACATTTGCCATAACTTTTTTTATTTGTTTCGTATAATATACGAAAAAATTTTTGGGTATCCAAACAAAACTTAACCTAAGGGCGTAAGGTTATTATTTTATTTTTATAGTTTTGGGTTTTGCTTTTTCAGCAATAGGGATAGAAATTTCTAGCAAACCATTTTCTAGTTTTGCTAACGCTAAAGATAAGTCATATTTAGCTGAAATTTTGTAACCTAAACTAAAGGATTTTTTAGATAATCCTCTATGAATTGTTCCAGGATGAAGTTCTTTTTCTTCTTCTGGTTTATCATAACTGATTTTTAGAATATCATCTTCGATATCTACTGTAACATCGTCTTTAGTAAGACCAGTACATGCTACTTCAAAGTAAAGTCCTGCAGCGTCGGAAAAGATATTTAAGGGGTGAGGTTGTTTTGTGGTTGCTGCTGAACCGTATCCACTTGTTGGGTAAAAGAAATTGTGGAATAGAATGTCAAATTCATTAAAGTTTGTACTCATATTGATTTACGTTTTGTGAGTGCTTTTGCTACTCGTTATTAATTGCCCTTAGGTCATTTGTCATAAATATTATTACTCATGTAAAGCCACAAGAAAATATTCAGATTTTACACCTTCTTCTTCTAAATTAATTTTTAATAAACCATCTTTATAAAGATATGCTTTACCAACTGAATCTTTATTTACAGATACTATTTCTCTGAAGTTATTAGCACTAAATGCTACTGATTTTATGTGATTAGTAATATTGCCGGGTTCAGAAAAATTTACTTTATTTGAGTAAGATGATTTTTCCCCAATTATAAAACCAACAACATCCTCTTTTTGGAAATCTTTAGTTATTCCAATCTCAAAACGAGGTGGTTTATCTAGTGCATTGTGTGCTTTAATATATTTTTGAGTAAAATCAAAATTAATATCAAATTCTAAATCATGTGGGGGTAAATTTGGGGCTACACCTGGATCCTGAATTAATCCTAAATCACTTAAATTATAAGATAAATCAAATTGGTTATCACTAATATGAAGTTTTAAAAAGTGATTACCTTGTTTTTCTAACTTTAATTCAATGTAATCGTTTGTAATATTAAGTAATTTAAGCAATTGACCAGTATTAAAAATACCAATCTCGCAGTCTTCTAACGTTATAGGCGCAGTAATTTCTCCAATACAATCCTTGTTATCGACTGCAAATTTAATGTGAGCTTCGTTGTTTTTAACCTTAAATTTAACCTGAGATGTTAGTCCGTTTAAGTAGAAACTTTCAATTATTTGTGCTAATATTTTTTTATCCATTTTATGAGAATGTAAAGAATTTATGTATTAAGGGGTTTGCGGGCGGTAATGACCATTCAAGATCTGTATAAAAGCCTTGTAATTTATTTTGTAATATAGTTTCAAAACTTTTACCTCTATCAATATATTCATTGATAAAGTCTTTCATCTTTTGAGGTAAATCAAATTCTAAGAAAGCTATAGCTTCCATTTGATAAGGATTATCTTTTAAATAAACCCATTTGATTTTATCACCTTGAACTATTTGACTATGATCTTTATCTAATTGCCAAAATCTTAATAAATCATTATAACAAGTAGCAGCTTTAATATTAGCACCTGCACCTTTTTTAAGTGTAGATAATATTTTACCTGGTTTAGGAGTAGCCTCAACATAGTCATTTAATACTTTAACTGATGTTGGATTACCTATTAAAGTAAAATCAATGTCAGGTGAAGTTGCTTCAGTTCTAAAATCATGGATTTTTTTATCTATAATATCC